AAAGAAAATGGCTGACATAACCGTTAAACTAAAAGATTATAGTATGATGTATATTGATTGTGAGGGCGGCTTCGCATATGAACTATCTGATTACTTTTCTTTTTATGTTCCGGGATATAAGTTTATGCCAGCCTATAAGAATAAAATATGGGATGGTAAGATAAAGTTATTCAATCGTATGACAGGCGAATTGAATGCTGGCCTTTATGTGTACTTAATAAAGTTTTGTCAAGAGCGTGGTTATACTTTAGATACAGAAGAAACTAAGTATGGTTTCCCTCTAGTTAAAGATAAGATCACTGATTTAAATCATTACCTCGAAAATGATAACTTACCCTTCATGCCCAGAGAATACCAGTATGATGCCGTTCTAAAGGCTTTAGAGCGCAGTAGAGGCATACTTTTGTCACCAACAGGTTCTGGTAAGTCTTTTATAATATACATCCTAGCAAAGTATTGGTTATATCATTTGTCTAATGGGTTATCATATCCAAAGGGTGGAAGAGTTCTTATCATCGTTCCAACAACATCTTTAGTAGAACAAATGCACCAAGACTTTGTAGACTATGGTATGTCTGAAGATGGTATGCACAGAATATACTCAGGGAAAGATAAGAATACTGATAAGGCTATCATAATATCTACTTGGCAGAGCATATATAAATACCCTAAGAAGTGGTTTGAACAGTTTGGAATGGTTATCGGTGATGAGTGCCACGGGTTTAAATCTAAGTCGCTATCATCTATTATGAATAAAGCGACTGAAGCAAAATATAGATTTGGCACTACGGGAACTCTTGATGGCACACTGACACACAAACTTGTACTAGAAGGTCTATTCGGACCAGTGTATAAGGTTACTACGACTAAAGCATTGCAAGACGATAGCACACTTGCTGATTTAACTATAAAGGTGCTTCTATTAAATTATTCAAAAGAAGTCAGGAAAAACTTTGGTAAAAAAACATATCAGGAAGAAATTGACTTCATCATTGGAAACCCTTCTCGTAATAAGCTTATCACTAATCTGGCTTTATCTTGTGAAGGAAACACTCTTGTATTATACAATCGTGTGGCAGATCATGGAAAACCACTCTTTGAGATGATGCGTGATAAGATTGATTCTAATAGAAAAGTATTTTTTGTTAGTGGTGACGTGAAGACTAATGACAGGGAAGCCATAAGGAAGATCGTAGAAAAACAAAAGGATTCGATAATTGTTGCATCATTGGGAACTTTCAGCACTGGTATTAACATTCGTAATCTGCATAATATAATATTTGCTTCACCAAGTAAATCGCAGATAAGAGTGCTACAGAGTATTGGACGTGGACTAAGACAGTCTGATGATGGAAGAACGACTAGGTTATTTGATGTAGCAGATGATCTACATTGGAAGGCTCAAAAAAATTACACACTACTACACTCCGCAGAAAGAGTGAAGATATATGAAAAAGAACAGTTCAAATATAAAATTGTCAAGGTAGATATATAATGAATGAAATAAAACAATTCAAGTTAGTTAGCGGAGATGAAATAATCTGCGAAGTTCTAGAATGGCCTACTGATGATTTCAGTGGACTAGTTGTTCGTAGGGTCTTACAACTAAGAACTACCTTTGATAAAAACGGTAATAGGTATTATACCTTTAGACCTTGGATGGCTTTGCAAGAAGGTGGTGATATGTTTATCTCTTTAGAGGGTAATCATCTTGTTGGAGAAGCCAATCCAGATCTTATAATGGTAAAAAATTATAAAGAAGCAATAGATAATAACGAACTATCAGAAGAAGAACTAATAGAAAAAGTGGGTGAGTATGTTGAAAAACTAAAAGAGATGCGTGATGGTATGGAATTATATCACGATTCAGATAGTCCTAATGTGCTATCATTCCCAACTCCCAGAAACAAAATGCATTGAAGGAAATGACATGAGCATACAAAAACTAAATTTCAAAGAGAGATCTCTCCTATTCGCAAAGCTTGCAAGCATATCTTACAACAAGCCAAGCAAAGTTAAAACTGAAGCGAAGAAGTTAGGTTTTACAACTGTAGAATTTTATGATAAGGATGGAGCACAGGCATATAGGTTTGGTAATAAGACTGATCTGGTTATTGCTTGTCGTGGTACACAACCTACAGAGTTCAATGATATCAGTGCTGATCTAAAAGCAATGCCAGTGATAGCAGAAACTCTTAGTAGAGTTCACAGAGGCTTTAAGGATGAAGTGGATATGCTGTGGCCTAGAGTTATGGCTGACATAATGGGCTTAAAGGGTAAAAGAGAACTTTGGTTCTGTGGTCATTCTTTAGGAGCGGCGATGGCTACTATTATGGCAAGTAGGTGTCATTTCAATGATAAGGTTCCTAACCCTCAAGAACTATACACATACGGATCTCCTCGTGTAGGTTGGAGAAGGTATGTTAAAAGTTTATCTGTAGTCCATCATAGGTGGAAGAATAATAATGATATCGTCACTACAGTTCCTCTACGGTTGATGGGATATGTTCACCATGGAACACAACACTATATAAATGCATATGGTAAGTATGTTAGTCTGACCAAATGGCAAAGAGTTAAAGATAAGTTGAATGGTATGTGGATGGGTTTGAAAAAAGGTAAAGTTGATAACTTTAGTGATCATTCCATGACAGAATATATCAAACACATCAAAGCAATAGACTAGGGTATTCTCTACTCCTCAAAGCCTACTCTTTAATTATATACACCTTTTGGTGATTCGTCAAGTCTTTTTTTACACTTGACGCTAATAAAAATATATGCTATACTCTAATGAATTGAAGGATTTATAATGGCACGAACTAAGCGAAAAAGTATTCATTATGTGAACAACAAAGAGTTCTCTCAGGCTGTTGTAGTATATTGTACTGAACTAGCGGAAGCTAAAAAAACTGAAATTGCGTTACCTATTGTACCTGATTACATAGCTAGTTGCTTCCTAAAAATATGCGAAGGATTATCGCACAAGTCTAACTTCATTCGGTATACCTATCGTGAAGAGATGGTTATGGATGCTGTAGAGAACTGTCTTAAAGCCATTGAGAATTATAATATTGAAGCGGCTACTCGCACTGGTAACCCTAATGCGTTTGCTTACTTCACACAAATATCTTGGTATGCATTTCTAAGACGCATAGCCAAGGAAAAGAAACAGCAAGATGTTAAGTTAAAGTATATGGCATCTTCTGGTATAGAAGAATATATTATGAGCAATAACGACACTGGAACTCATGTTGCTGGTGCGTTTATAAACACGTTAAAAGGACGTATTGATAAAGTGAAAGAGAAAGATGATGAATTTAAAATATTTGCTAAAGAAGAAAAGAAGGCTACCAAGCGGCTCAAGAAAAATGTTTCTGTTGATTCCGACTTGAGTGGCTTTTTATGAAGATTGCGATATTAAATGATACTCACTGTGGCATACGTAATAGTAGCGATTTGTTTATTGCCAATGCTGATAAATTCTATACTGATACCTTTTTTCCGTATCTTGTGGAAAACAACATTAATCATATTGTTCACTTGGGCGATTATTACGATAATAGGAAATACATTAATTTTAGAGCACTTAACTGTAATAGAAAACATTTTCTCCAACCTCTTCGAGAACTTGGAATCACTATGGACATTATCAGGGGAAACCACGACACCTTCTACAAAAATACTGGTGAGTTAAACTCTCTGAAGGAACTTCTTGGTCACTACATGAATGAGATCAATATTATCCATGAACCCACTGTGATGGAATACGATGGCTTTAGTTTAGGATTAGTTCCTTGGATTGATGATGAGAATGAAGAGACAACTTTAAAGTTTTTAGAGTCTGCAAAGTGTGATTGGCTTGCTGGTCACTTTGAGATCAATGGCTATGAAATGATGAAGGGCATAAAGTTTGATGGTGGTCTTGATCGTAAGGTCTTCCAGAGATTCGAACAAGTCCTATCAGGACATTTTCACACTAAGTCAGCACAAGGTAATATCAAGTACCTTGGATCACAAATGGAGTTCTTCTGGAATGATGCACACGATAATAAATTCTTTCATGTCTTGGATACGAAGACCCGTGATCTTCAAGCTATTCGAAATCCTCATACTTTATTTCATCGCATTCGTTATGACGATAGCAGGGATAACTATCTGGAATATAATCTAGATCAGGTAGATAACAAGTTTGTAAAGATAGTTGTTATTAATAAGTCTAATCCATATGAGTTTGACAGGTTTGTCGATAAGGTTCAGTCTTGTAAGATTCTAGAACTAAAGATTGCTGAGAACTTTGATGAATTTATTGGAAAAAATGTCAAAGATGATGATATTTCGGTTGAAGATACTTCAGAATTGTTGTATACTTATGTAGATGCAGTAGACACTGATTTGGATAAAGACCGAATCAAACAAGAAATGTCTTCGCTCATGATAGAGGCACAGTCTTTAGAGATAGCATAAATGATTATATTTAAAACTTTGGCATGGAAGAACTTCCTTAGTACGGGTAATAACTTTACTAAGGTTGATTTTACAGCCCACAAATCTACGTTAGTTATAGGCCATAATGGGGCTGGTAAATCTACAATGCTTGATGCGTTGTCGTTTGCCCTATTCGGCAAGGCTCATCGTAACATATCTAAACCTCAACTAGTCAATTCTATAAACAATAAGGATAGTATGGTTGAAGTAGAGTTTACTGTGCATGGTTCTGATTACCTTATTCGTAGAGGTATAAAGCCTAATATATTTGAGATAATGCATAATGGAGAACTTATAGATCAGTCTTCTCATGCAAAAGACTACCAGAAGATCCTTGAGCAAAACATCTTGAAGCTTAATCATAAAAGCTTTCACCAGATTGTAGTGTTGGGATCGTCTTCATTCATTCCTTTTATGCAACTCTCATCACCTAATCGTAGAGATGTTATTGAGGATCTTCTGGACATTAATGTATTCTCAAAGATGAATGGTTTACTGAAAACAAAACATAGCACACTAAAGGATCAGATGAAAGATGTTGCCCATCAAAGCACCGTTAATCAGACGCAACTTGAGGCGCAGAAAAAGTATATTAAAGATATTAAATCAATCAACAAAGAACAGAAAGAAGCGAAACTCGAACTCATTGCAGATTGCCAGAATGAAATCAAAACTCTCAACGGAAAGAATACTGAACTAAGTGATAGCATTCAACAGTATCTTCCTTTTGCTGATGAAGAGAAAGCAAAACGTGAAGGTGAAATAAAATCTCTTGAGAAGTATAAGACTAAGTTTGGCACAGAAATAAAGAAGCTTGTGAAAGAAGTACAGTTCTTTGAGACTAATGATATATGTCCTACTTGCACTCAACCTATCACAGAAGATACTAAAAAAGATCATGTGTTTAAAGGTAAGGAAAGAGCCAAAGAACTTCAGACTGCATCTAGTAAGGCTGACGAAGAACTATTATCAGCCCAATCAGCATTAGTATCTGCCGCTCAAATAATAGAAACTTGTAGACAGAAACAGAATGAACTAGCAGTAAACAACCAATCTATATCACAGTTTCAATCTTCTATTGATCGCACTCAAAAAGAGATAGGTAAACTTGATCACAACATAGATATGGACGAAGCGAATAGTGAGCTTACCACTCTTTCAGACAATCGTGATTCTTTGGTGGAAGAGAAACTAATATTAAATGAGCAATCCAATTATAATATTGTTATAGGTGAAATGCTTAAAGACACTGGCATCAAGACTAAGATTGTGAAAGAATACTTACCAGTTATTAATATGCTTGTCAATAGGTATTTACAGACACTAGACTTCTTTGTGTCATTTAACCTAGACGAATCATTTCAAGAAACTATTAGATCTAGACATAGAGATAACTTTTCATATCAATCATTCTCAGAAGGTGAGAAGTCACGTATAGATCTATCATTACTATTTACATGGCGGCACATAGCCAAGATGAAGAATAGTGTTGCTACTAATCTACTTATACTTGATGAGACATTTGATTCTTCTTTAGATCATGAAGGGGTTGACAATCTTATGAAAATCATATATAGTTTAGACAACGATACCAATGTATTTGTTATATCACATAAAGGTGAGATGATGGAGAATAGGTTCGAGAATAAAATAGAAATATACAAAGACAAAAACTTTAGTAGGATAAAATAATGGAAATGTTTTTCTTGGTCATAAGTATGTGGGGCAAGACAGAAATGAATGAGTGGCTATATATTGGCAATCAGTATGTCTTAAACTATCCCATGACTCAAACAGAATGTGAATCGATGAGATCAGAAGGAAAGTGGATGGACTATATGTCCAATGAATATTACAGACTTCAATTTGATTGCTCGTCTGAAAGTTTATTAGAGGCCGCAAGCCTACCAATAGTGAAAAAGGAAATTTTATAATGGAAATCAGTGCAGAAACAGTGAATGTGCTAAAGAACTTCTCAAACATTAATGCTAACATAGTCATTAGGCCGGGGAATAAGATAATGACTATATCTGAAGCTAAGAACATCTTAGCGGAAGCACAAGTAAAAGAAACCTTTGATGATGTTGTAGGTATTTACGATCTATCTGAGTTTCTAAATATGCTAGGACTAGTTGATACTCCTAGCGTTAGGTTTGAAGATAACTTCATGAATATCAATGGTCAGTCTGGTAGAGAACTTATTAAGTATTATTATGCTGATACAGAGATGTTGACAAGTCCTACTAAACCAATCGAAATGCCAGAGGCAGATGTCTGGTTTGACTTGGATATGAATACACTCAATGGTCTAAAACGTGCGGCAAGTATCTTTGGGCATGGACAGATGGTTATTGAAGCAGACGATGGTGCTATCAAGTTATCAGTGAATGATCCTGAGAATAGCACTGCTAACACTTATGCAGTAGTAGTAGATGGGGGATACAACAAAGACGTATTTAAATTCGTTATAAATATCAACAATCTTAAGATGGTCTCTGACGATTACAAGGTTAAAATATCATCAAAACTTATTTCTGAGTTTAGTAACTCAGACGCAACCCTAAAGTATTGGGTTGCATTAGAAAAGTCATCAACTTACGGAGAATAAAAAATGGCTAAACAAGAAGACGAAGTGAAGTTGGCGCATGAATCTCATGCTCCAGTATACGATATGGCAAGTCGAGTATGCCGTTCAACTGTAGCAGTGATTGATACTATGGTCCAACGTGGTGCCGTTAAGGGTGAAGAGTTATCCACACTAGGTCAACTACGTGATCAGTCAGTGCAACTCATTCAGATGGCTGAGACGTATCAGCAAGATGCGGCGGCAGACTCTGATTAATGAACAAAGAATTTCTTGCCT